ATGGTATTATGTCTTTAGCTGGATAACCCTCTTTACCAACTATAAACTTTTTAGATAAAGCTTTCTTAAACTTTGCAATATCTTTAGCATCTGGATAATGCCACACACCTTCTTGAATATTTAAATCATCAAAGTGTTCATCAAGAGTATCTTCTGAGATACCTTCTTTTTCGTGTTTGTGGTGATCTTTACCACATTCAACACAAGGAACTTTTCCACATTGACAATCACATTCGACACCCGGTGCTAAGTCTTCATTTGTTATTGTTGTTTCCTGAACTTCAGTAGACAACACTTTTCGTATTATACTCTCTAAACTCATTTCTTTTCTCCCTGTTGCCTAGACTTAATAAATTCTTTGAAACTCTTTTTAATTTTACCACCAAAATCATCATCAACATTATAAGCCTCATCTGCTTGTTGCTTATGAGCATTTACCATACAAGCTTTTAATTCTTTTTGTGATAATGTTTTAATATTCTTAGGCTTTTCTGCTGTTTGTCCTGGTGTATCATCTCTGTAAGTAGCATTAATCTCATCAGTACCAATCTCTAATGGTCCTCTTACTTTTTCTGCTAAGTCTTTATCGTGGATATTCCATGTAGCACCCGATTTAGTGATAAAAGAATTAACTCTTGCAAAACCCCATTGTTCTGGTGTACATTTAGGACTATCATATTCGTGTGAATTAACACCTCTTTGATAAACTTCTTTGATAATTTCAATATCAATACCAGAAACTTCTGCTTTTCTCATTAAGTTTGTTTCTAATTTTACTGATTCTGGCTTAGTTTTCCTATTAATGTTTTTAGTATCTTGTGTTCTAGCCGCATCTTGCCAATCATCATACTTAGCAGTATTCATTTTTTTATCTTGAGCAATCTTTTTATTTACTTTAGTTATATTGGAAGCTTCTTTGATAGTATCACCAACTTTTTTACTTGGTGCGTTCCAAACTTTACCACCCTCTTTTTTACTCTTACTCACCATGTCACGTTTAGAACCTTTTGCGATAACCTTACCATCTTTGACTAACGCATACATGGTGCTTTTAGGTATCATCTCGTCAAGTTCTACTTCTTCTTTGAACAAATCCATTCTAGATCCAGCACCTGTTTTAACATAATTACTTACTTTATAACCATGTTTCTTTGCAAAAGCCTGACCATCTTTTTCTTTATGATAACTCTTCATATGCAAATGTAGGTGTTTATCACCTTTCTTTGCAATCATACTTGGAATCTTTTTAACACTCATAGCTCCATTTGAATATTGCTGTGCATCTGTATCTGCATCAGAAAGATTTATACCTTCTCCAAGTTCTACTTCTTCTTTGTACATATTTAATTCGTAAGGCTTTGAACCACCTTTATTATATACTTGAATTTGTAGCATACCTTTATTTGTCTTTAATGAATATCTGTTTGTCTTACCAGTGCCCGGCTTTCTAGGTCCAGTTGCAACTTTATTATCGATATCATTCTTATCAACTGTAATACCCCATTTCTGTTTCGCATATGCATAGGCGTGTTGCATAGCACCACTAAAATCTTTATGAAACAAATCATACTTCTCTTCTAGTGGATTAAATTCAGCATTCTGTGGACCTTTTCTAGCTGTTGCTATCTTATCCATTGTAGCTTTTCTAATTTTAGGTAAAAGTTTTCTAGCTAATTTTGGTATCATAGCTTTCTTTTTTTGAACTTTCCTATCAATGTTCATTTTATCAGCAGGAGTTAAGTTATTATAATTTGTACCCTTCTTACCAGCAATTTTCTTTCTTAGAAGTTTTATAGCGGCCTTTGATGCTAACTTCATCATCTTCTTAGCACCCTTCATTTTCTTTGAAGCAATCTTTCTCATACGTGCTAATTTAGGTGCTAATCTTTTCATTACTCGGGCTTTAGCTATTCTCTGTCTAATATCTAAAACTTCATTCACTTCATATAATTCACCGAGTTCTGCAAATAGAGCCTCTTCCTCTTCAGTAAGTTCTAACTCTTGAATTATCTCTTCTAGAATTAAATCATCTTGTTCTGTCCAGTCTTCCATGTCAGCCTCTTTTAAATTCTTTTTAACTGTGTTGAAAATTTTTGTTTTATCTGCATCTGATAGTTTAGATGCTAAACCACTTTTAAAAGTTTTTTCGTCACCATCTTTAGCGACTTGTCTTAACTTTGAGCCAGACATTCCAGCAACACCCTCAGCATCAGGATCTCTATCACCAGATGAAACAGTTGTTATCTTGTCAAAGTTATAATCTTTTCCGTTGTATTTCTTTAGAACTCTATTAAACTCGTTTATACGATCAGATCCAACAACCATGGTGATTTCAGAGAAACCTTCTTTTTCGATTTCTGGTAATATTTGGAAGATTTGTTTTGATTGAGATCGGTGGACGATGCCGAAGGCCTTCGTTGCAAAGCGATATTTGTCGTTGTAGGTGAGAGGGTCCTTCTTGGGGTTCTGAGTGTGGGAGAGATAGATCCTGGGAGTTGCATTTTGTTTTCTCGCTACTTCTTTTATTTTGTTAGCTAACTTCTCATGCCCTATCGTGGGTGGATTCATTCTGCCAAATGTAAATACTAATTTCTTCATTGCGTGTTTTCCTTAGACTTAACGCCGTTAATCTTAGTATTATTTATAATATAGAAAATCTCTTCATGTCAAGTTAAAATTTCTGGTATGATATCAGTTAGCTTTTCTTTACGAATAGAATCAAGTTGTTCACTTACTTTGAAAAATCGTTTACGAGCATTAGAATTTTGGGGTTTATTTAATTCTTGAATAACTTGATTAAACATTGGTTTTAGATTAATTTTATATTTAATCATCATATCAATAATGAAATTATTTAGATGTTTAAGTGCTTGTTTTCTACGACTATCTGTTAGTATAGATACGTGATAAACATCAGGACTGAATAAATGATTTAAATGAAAATTCTGATAGGGAGGGACAATTATACCTATATCAATAAATTTTTGTAATATTTCAGGAAGACGAAAAACATTCATTGCACTTACTGTAATCTCTAACCTAAGATTAATGTTTTTTAGTTTAGATACTTCGATTAAATTATCTTCTACACGTTTCCAGTTTGTACCACTTCTTATAATCTCTGCTCTTTTATCTATTTCATCAATACTTGCCGCAATACTAATATTATGAAAATCTTTCCAATAATCAATAATGTGTTTATTCTTTGATTTAAGTGTAGACATATTGGTATTATAAAAGATTTCAACATCAAATTTTTTCATTCTATGTAATTTTTCTATAATATACCAATGTTCGTCCATTAATAATGGTTCACCACCAGCAAAATATATTTTTTCTACATAGTCAATATGTTCATCAATAAAGTCAGGTGTTTTCTTATTATCTACTAGATCAATCTTTGCAACTTTATCTTTATTATCTTTAGCCATTATAAGAGTTGATTTTTTAAACTTTTCCCATTGTTTTTTATTTTTAATGGTAGGGAAGATAGCTGATATAACTCCTAAGTCATAATTTTCAAGCTTACGTGCATCTTCTTTCCACAATGAACTATGAATTGGACCACACATTCTACATTTCATATTACAAATATTACTAAATCTAAAATCCCAATATCGCAATTTAAATTCTGTACACGTCCCATCTTCAAGAGTTATTTCTGGTATTTTTTTTAACATTTTTGAAAAAGAGTGATTATTATATTGTCTAGTTGAAGTAATCCCACCTCTTTCTGCATTAAAACAACTATCACATATAAGAGGCTCTTCACCTCTCATAAACTGTTTTCTTAAAGATTTCATCTTATCGTTATTCCATATATCTTCAAGACTTTGTTTTGAAACATTACCTACTACAGGATCAGGTAGTGTAGAAGGAGATCTATGATGAGATGTCATACAACACGGTAAAACTTTTCCGTCAGGTTCTAAATTTAAGTGTATCCATGGTATGACACACATCTTATTCATTAGAGAATCTCTTCATATCAAGTAGAAAATTATCTAAGTCAGAAAGTTCTAACATATTTGGACCATCACATGGTGCATTATCTGGGTCCGAATGAATTTCTGCAAAAACAACTCTCGCTCGGCCTGCTAAACCGCATCTCATCATAAGATTAACATATTCTCTATTTCCACCAGTACTAGTACCATCACTACCTGGCATTTGAACACTATGAGTAGCATCAATACAAACTGGATAATTAAATTGTGACATTATTGGTATTGAACGAAAATCTACGACTAGATTGTTATATCCAAATGTTGTACCTCTTTCAGTTAATATCAGTTTATAACAACCGAAATGTTCCATCTTCTTAACTACATTACCCATTTCGTGTGGTGATAAAAACTGGCCCTTCTTAATATTAACTGGTAAATCTGATTCAGCACAAGCTTTAAGTAAATCAGTTTGACGGCATAAGAAAGCGGGTATCTGTAGCATATCAACAACTTTAGATACTCTTCTAACTTGAGATGATTCGTGTACATCAGTTATTACTTCACAACCAAACTCTTCTTTAATTCTTGCCAGTCCAGCAAGTCCAGAAGCAAAGTCATATCCTTTACCACGAAAGCCATCTACACTTGATCGATTAGCTTTATCAAAAGAACATTTAAATATAAAATTAACGCCTAAATCACTAGTTCTTTTCACTAGTTTTTCGGCAATGGGAGCTATAATATCCCAACCTTCCCATACACAAGGACCAGCTATTAAATTAGTTGGATAATGTTCGCAATGTAATTTATCGTAAAAGGCCGACATTCTCTCTCACTATATCATTATGATTAAATTCTGCCCAGTATAATTCAAAAGCTACACCTGATTGTATACATTCGAATTGATGATATAGCCCTGGTTTTACTTTTGTATAATCACCAGCTTTAAGTGTTGTTTCATCAACTAGATCATAATCATTCTGCCATACTCTAACTATCATAGAACCAGATTCAACAAAGAAACCATTCCATTTAAATTCGTGAAGATGCTTACTGCAAACCCCACCCTTCTTCATTTCTATTCTGTGAAATTCTAATGCAGAGTTGGCCTCTACTAACTCAGTTGTTCCCCATATTTTTCCAGCTTTCATAATATTCTTTCCTCTTCATTTCAATACAAACATAACCTTGTTTATCTTTAATAAATGTGGTTCTTCCTGAACCAGCCATCATACATCGAGGACGCCAACTAAAAACATCAACATCTTTCGATATCATACCTTCACTCGTAGCCGTTACTAATACTAATATCCATACACTTACTTCTGCCACCCTTTAAAAACCTTGTCTGAGAAATTAGCCCTACTAAACTCCATTCTATCTATTAACTTTACGGCATTCTTACCGACTTTATCAATAGCAACATATCCTTCTGGACTAGTGACTTCAAAGCCATCAGCAGTTGATAAAAAAGTTTTTAGTTTTGCAGTTTTGTTCATTTGACTAATTAAGATTTGCTTTACATCTACAAATGCATTCATAAGATGGAGAATGTTTTCTAAATTTCTTTTATTCGTATTAGAAAAATATTTCATCACTTCTTTCTTACGATCACTTACACCAGCTTTTCCTTTAGCTGATTTTCTTTTATCACTTTCAATTTTATAATAATCGTGAAAATAAGTTATCATCTCTGATACAACTTTACTTACATTGACAACTCTTTTACCAGCACGTACTTTCTTATTAAGAAAAGTTTTCATTCTTGTAAGTAACTCTTCATTATCAGAAATACCATTTAAACTATTAGCATCAAGTTTCTGAAAGATTTTACCAGCATCAGATAACATTTTTGTAACTTTAGCCGTTTCTTTTTCTGTCATTGTTGCAGAACCAGATGCATCTTCATATTCAGCATCAACACTAAAAACACTACGAGATGGTTTTAGAGTCTTAGCAATGTTTTTACCAAACTCAGCAGACATATTTTCAAAACTACTACCCTTGTAGCGAGTGTGCCAAACAATACCAATCTCTGATTTAGCTATTTGATATGCAAGTGCAGATTTGCTTGGTACTGCATATACAATTGTATTTGGGTGAAAACTTAAATACTTTAGTCCATCTATATGTTGCATCAATAAGTCAGATTTTGAAAATAGAAAATCTCCTTGAATAACACCCTTAATACCTAAACTCGGTAATAGTTCTAAAGCTTTAGTTAATTTTTTACTTAAATCACCAGACGTATCTGCCATAACTTCTTCTGGTGTTTTATATACTTTAGGGTTCTTATTAAAGATACCCTTCTTAGCAACAAAGAATTGTCCATCAGATGGATCAATTCCAGCAAAAATGGCTGGAGCGCCATCCCATTTAACTGAAATATTTATACTAGATTTAGATGTACCAGCTAACATATCTCTAACTGATCTTAGAAAGTTCATAGACTCTCTAGCACCGTCTACACCACCATTTAATATATTGTCTTCAATGTGTTCCATATGAGTGTTCTTGGCTTCACCTAAGAATGTACTAAACTTCTTCATAATTTAATCCTCTACAGTTTATGTACTATTTATACGTGGGTTAATATATCTTTCAGCTTCACGGACAGTTTCATCATATGTCTTCCGTGTCAAAAAAGCACATCTTCTCCATACACCACTTCTGTTATCTAATATATCCGCGTGAAACATTGGTGGTTTAGCTGGAACAATTTCAGAACCCAATTGCTTGGATAATTGATATGTTGCTGAGAATACTTTATATTTTTTCATTATAATTCCTATAAAAAGGGGAATAGAATTTCTCTATTCCCCATAACCCGACAATGTAAATGTGTGAGAGAGAGGTGTCGGGTTTACCTAACTCTAATTATGCAACCCGCTTGAGTCCCCAACCAGAAACTTCTAAACCATCAATAGTTTTTGTTGCTATTGATGTGGACCACTTTTGTCCAAATGATTTCAATTGTGGAGGGATACCGGGCCGTGACTTTTCACCCTTTGTGTCTGAACGTGGTACGAAAATACCACCACCAATTTCACAATCTTTCATCAAACGCCACTTTGCAGTACCGTGGGCATTTACAGATTTTACAGTTTCTAAATATTCACTTTTTGATAATACTAATAATGTCATAATATAATTCTCACTTTCAAGGTTTATTTTAAATAAAGAGGACCAGTCCAACGTATGGCGTAATTACCATCTAGAACATTCCCTCGAGCGGCGTTAGTGGCAGGTTTATTCCATCCTGCGGCCATTAATAAATCGCCAGCACGAAATTTGCCACCATCATTTTTCACAACGAAAGCCCAAACAGAGCCACCATTATTACTCAATATCTTAATATATTTACTACCAGATTTCACACGGAAACCATCATTATACTCAGCAATCATTCGGTGATTAATATCTGTTAAATCTTTATTACCACCGTGAGATGTCCAATTAAGATAATCTGCTTTAGCAGTATCTAAAAGGTTATCAATACCATCTAAAATGGATTTTGCTTTTTTCGAAACTATTGAATTGTTCATTATCATATTTTTCTCTCTCTATAATTAAAACGAATCACTTATACTATTATAATAGCATATTTACAGGAAATGTCAACCCTTATTTTGTTTCATTTTGATATAAAGTTACAGCCGCACCACCAACTGCACCAGCTTGACAATTATCAAGAAAAACTGCACCAGCTAAACAACCAACAACTGAATTACCAACTAACTTTTCTCCATCTGAAGTAAGATACGTAGTCTTACACCCAACTAATAGCACACTTGCTACAATTAAAAATAGAATTTTTTTCATATTACTTCCTTATTAATTTACCGATTAATTCCCAATCGTAAGATTTAGATAATTTATTCGCTTGAAGAGAAGGCATTCCAGATTTGATAAGTTGCTTTTTCTTCTTGCGATCTACTTCAAAAGACATTTCAAATCCAGTTACTTCTTCAAGATAAGCTACTGCATCTTCAATGTCTTCAAATTCTTTTATTGCTTTATCACTATTTAGATAAGGTTTAGCCAAGTATGTCATTTGAAGCCTTTTTACAAATTTCTTTTATCTTATATGTTTGGTATAAGATAGCAGAAGTTGAACCAACTGATATAACCATACAAGCTACAACCATTAAAAATAATAAGTCCATTCTATGAACCTCCTTCTATTTCATTCATTTCATTTGCAATATCAAGGGCTGTGTCTAAGTCTAACCCAAGTTGTTCGATAACTGTTGTTATCGTGTCTTCAACCATTTCTAAATTGGTTAAAGATTGCCCGGCTAAAATAGCATTATGTACTAATACTAACTGAGCAAGTTCTTCAAGTAGTGTGTCATTTTTAATTGACATTATTTACCTCTCTCTTTGTTAATCAAATGGGAATGGGCCCCATTCACCGTTTTCACGTTTCACTTTATCTTGAAGATAAGAACTTAAATAACTATCAAAAGAGTCAGCAGTTTTATCAAATCTGTTAACTAACTTTTCAGCTAGTGTTTCTAGTTGCTTATCAGACATACCCGCAAGAATGCCCATTACGTTATTATAATCAAAAATGTCTTTCATATTATATTCTCTCACTTTCTATAGACAGTATAGCAGATGATTCGTTTTTTGTCAACCATTATATTCCCAATGGACCAAGTTTTTTAAAACTATCTACTGCACCTTCTACTATTTTTGGATAACCAGATAAATGGGTACCAGCTTCTAATGAAGATTTAGATAAAAATGTTTTATGTCTATGTTCTATGTTATCCCAATTATCTAAGATTATCTTAGCTACTGTATCAAAACAACCATCACTAGTGAATGGATCATCTTGTATGTAATAAGCATAAGCCATCATTAAATATAAAGGGACCGCCATATTTTTATTTTTTGCTATTTTCGACAAAACTAAACTATCTTTCAAGATCAAACTCCGTTAGTAATTTTTCTTGCATTTCGAAAGCTTCTATTTCAAACCATCTATCTAAGTAATCAACATCACAATGATCTAGAGCAAAGATATCATTGCCCCTTACATATTGTGCTATGTGTGTAAACTCGTGGAAAATTGTTGTTAGTAAATCATCTTTGTCTTGACTCTTACGAACTTCCATGATAAAATGTCTTTTGTAATCACCATCAATAACATTACCATCAACATCAAGTTTCTTCTTGAGGTTGATTTCTATATCTAAGTTCTTGTGTCTAGGAAGTAATTTACTTTTTGCAAACCAAAGAGCCTCATTAATTAAAGTCTCTTCTGTCTTATTTGCATTATTAATATCAATGAACATAAGAATAATATAGCATAATTGGCCTAGGTTGTCAACCCCTTTGTTAAGTACTTGTTTTCATTGAAGAAATTTGGTATCTCTCCTTGAAATCCTGAGCCATTATTCAAATTTTTGCAAACTGATTCGTTTTCTTCTTTACTCTTTGTATACCAAACAATTGATTTAACTCTCTTGTCATATACACCAAACTTTGTACCAATCTTTCTAGCTGAATATCTGTTTTTGAAATCTATCATACCTTTAAACCACTAAAATCCTTTCTGCCTAATTTCTTTGTTGCCCACTTCATTTTATCTTCTTCATCGGCTCTTTCGCCAAATTCAGAATTATCAAAAGCTGGACTATCCATTACATCTTCTTGTGCTGATTGTTCAACATCATAAAGTCTCATTTTTGCTCTGTCAACTCCTAGAACAAATCTTTTATAAGATGTTGGATCGTTATACCTGTTTTTCAATTGCTTAACAAGTATTTGGCCCAGTTCTTCTAATTCTTCAGTAGATATAATAGCAAACATAAAATCAGCAGTAGCTGGTAGTCCAAAAGATTCGGACGTATCTTCAAGCCCTAAATCAGAACTGGTATAACCACTTCTTGTTGTTTGTGTCGCACTCATAATAGGTACGTTTTTTTCTACCGATAAACCTCTAAGTTCTTCTGCTATCGATTTGATCAAAGTGTACGAATTTACATTTGATCCAGTTCTTATTCTACTAGACATACATATATTCAAATAATCAATATATACAATATCTGGTATAAATTGTTTCTTTAGTCTTAGTTCATTAAATAAATGTCTGAAATGTCCAACGTGTGCAGATGCAGTTGGATATTCTTTAACAATCAATTTACCACTTGTCTTACCTTTAACTCTAGCTATTTTCTTATCATACATTTCTTTAGATAAGTTTCCTAAATCATCTAGTGTAACATTAAGTAAGTTCGCATCAATTCTTTCAGCTATCTTTTCTTCAGCCATCTCCATAGTGATATACAGAACATTCTTTCCGTCTATCAGATTAGCAGAAGCCATATGACACATTGCTAACGATTTGCCAACACCAGTCCCAGCCAAGATAATGTTGAGTGACTTCTTCGGTAAACCACCTTTAGTAATTTTGTTGAGAAAATCCAAGTCAAACGGAATACGTTCTTCAACCCTATGATAAAAATCCCACCGAGTATCACTATCGTCCAGAAAATCGTGGCCAACTGAAGGATCAAAAGAGACAGCAAGAGCATCGGAAAGGAGTTCTGGTATATTACCTTTATCTTGTTTCTCCTTGCCATCGATGATAGATATGGACTCCATGATTGCATTGTATATCGCTTTCTCTTGACAAAACTTTTCAGTTTTTTCTATTAACCATTCTTTATCTGTATTAACATCAGAATTTAATTCGGATATAATTCCAGAACATTTATTAAAATTCTCATCAGATACTTTTGAATTATTATCTAATTCTATAAGTAAAGCCTCTTTAGTAGGAAGAGAATTATATTGTGACAAGTATTTATCTATTTCTTGGTATATAAATTTTTCTTGTGTATCAGCAAAGTATTCTGATTTTAAATATGGTAAACTACGTCTAGCATATCCTTCGTCATTAAGTAGATGCTTGAGTACTACTAGTTCTATCCTGTTTGTCTCGTTCAACGAAATATCCCTCTATTAATTCTGTTAGTATATCGCCTATTATAACTTTAAATTTGTCTGTAGTCAAGTCTAAACTGTTCAAATTTTCAACTGTTATAAAACTAAAATTTAATTTACCATTCTCCATATCATCATCAGATATATTAATAACATCATACTGGTATATCACACCTTCGTACTCTCCTTCAAGTATTTCAATACACCACATATCATCGTGGAAACTTTTCTCATTATCAACTGTGTGATATTTAACTGTCATTTTAAAAACCTATCTAATGTATTAGGTGAAGTATTAAACATTTCATTAATCCAATCTTTTTTATCTGTCCAAAATAACTTCTCTTTATCTGGGTGAACATCTTTTACTAATGGCCTATTATAATTAATATCATCATTCTTTTTGATATCGTTTTCTTTACTATCTTGTTTTCTAAAAACTAAACAGTATTCGTGAGTTTTTAAACAATTCAAATTTGTGATAGATTGATTATATAGAGGGTGTCTTTTCGCTGGACTCATTTCTAAAATAATTTCATCGTGGAATGTTAGATGCTTTTTAAGTATGTCTTTTGTATCACTACTAAAATCATATAACTTACCATCAATTCTAAAGTTTGCTAAAACGACTACAAAAAAACAACTTGGTTTTAATACCTTAGAAGTTTTCTCTAAGATAACTTCATACACTTTTAAAAAGTCTTCGTATGTTTTTATATCTGTTAGTTGTCCATCAGCACTATCATACTTTTCTATATTGTAATATGGTGGGCAAGTCATCACCATATCAGCAACACTTTCTGAAAAAAAGTCATCAATATTTTCACTACTAGAATTGATTAACTCTAGCTTACCTAATTCTCTATCTTTTTTCAAAGTGTCATATTGTTCTTGTGCTTCATCTAAATTATCTTTTATAACATCAAACCCTACATAGTTTCTTTCTAATAAAGTTGACACTAATGGCCTAGAACTTCTACCTGCAAAGGGGTCCATAATTAAATCACCTTCTTTGGACCACATTTCAATTATTCTTTTTGCATATTCAGAATTAAACTTTGATAAAAAAGTACCTCTACCCTTACTGAAAAAATCATTATGATTAGCAACTGGATTGTGATCATATGATTTAGAATCATCTATCAGTTTATCTAAATGACTACCTCTACTATATTCCCAGAAAGATTTGGGTTCAAACGATAGATCGTAATGTCCTTGTTTTTTCAATCTCTCAGCATAAGATATCATCTAGCTTTGCCTTGCCCTCTGTATTTTTTAAAGGATCTTCTTTTACTCTTATTCATTTTTGTGAGTGAAATAAAACCTCTACCGATAGATGTTTTGCATTTTCTTGGTTCGTGTATTGATACACTAAAGCCTCTACTTTTAGCCACTTTGTAATCCTCTCAATTTAATTTCTAATTCGTGTTGCAACTCTTCTACTCTTTCTTCTAAAACACTAATTGCAGTATGAATATGTCCTGTATCGTGTGGTTGTAATTTAGTTTTTAAAATTGCAATCTCTTCCATTAAAACCATTATTCGTTCCACTTCAGAACTTCTTCCACGTTTAACCGACATTTATAGCCTCCTGAACTTTATCTTTAATTTCATTTTTAATCATTCTTGATGTTTTTATTCCCATATAATCTTTATCTTCAACCATAAACCAAATTTCACAAGCTTTATCACCATACATTTCTTTTTGTATCTTCTTGGCGTGTTTAGTTACGTATAGTGGTTCATATTTAGATAATATTTTGTTTGCTATATCAACAGAAAAATAATCATAATAATCTCTCTGCATTGATATAGTTAAAGTCCAAGCAATATCATTTCCAAATATAACACCACTTCTTATGTTATTTAAAGAGAAATTTTTACTTAAACTAAAAGCTACACAATCAATAGCACTATGATTTACATCTATAGTTTCAAAACTTGTACCATAATATGCACCATCAAAAAATATTTTACTATTAGTTCTTTCACATTGTTTTAATAAATCGTTCCAATTTTCTGGAATACAACCTCTCGTATTTGGTACACTAACAAGAATGTAACTATTATCTTGTATCTTATCTATTTGATCCCAAGTAATAGTTTCACTATTGTATGGATATAAAAACTCTAAGTAAAATTTATAGTCATCTTTGAATGAATAAAATTTCTTAACATCTTTAGAACGATATGCAATTTGATTTAATATAGCATCATGAATACCGTGTGTAATAGCCCACTTAGTAAATCTATCTACACCCTCAAATCTATTTGTCCATTGCAACCAGTTATGCTTACAATCTTCTAAAACATTTCCACTTAATCTGTGATGATATGCTCTTATCATATCAAACCCAAGTAAATCATTTTCAATAGCCCTGGGTATAAAAAATCCTCGATATTGCTTAGGTATATGCATTACGATCTATTATTACTATCAGCCATCATTTTTTTAATTGTCCAAACATCTTCGGGTTCTAATCTATCACCACATTCACATATATCTTTTTCAGATAATTCAATTACAAACTTACCATATGGACATTTATGTTTCCACATAATAACATTTTTATCTGTAATGAATGCAGTTTTATTCGGATCCCTCGGATATTCCGTTTCCTTCTGATTCGCCATATTCGAACTCCTTTTTAGCCGCGACTTCTAATCTTCCCATAATATCTGCCGTGAAATATTTTTCGGGATCTTCGTTTATATTTTTACCGAAAAGTTTGGTACCATCAGGCATTTCATATCGTGTTGAAACTTTCTTAATGATATCATACTTCTCAGCTAAATCTAATAAGCCATAATATCTATCTAACCCAGTTTTGTAAGATAGTTTAACTTCAACTCTCTTATTCTCTTGAGTAAATCTAGATTTGGCCATCTGCACTTTAATAATATTGCCAATAACATCAGTACCATCTTTATCTTTTTTCTTAGATAACATTGCTATAGATGAACTTGCATATTTAAGTCCAGCTCCTCCACTCATCTCCTTCATAGGGATATAAGAACCTACAACGTCATATACGTGATTAGTAACTAACAATGGTACTTTTGCTTTTGCTAGTTTTAAAGATAATACTCTGAAAGTACCACGCAATAATTGTGCTTTAGTCATATCTCTTGCTGGTTTACCAGACTCAACATCTTCTAATTCTTTAGCAGAAGATAATTGTCCTAGTGAGTCTAGTACCATCATCATTGGTGGAGCATCTTTGTGTTCCATATAGTTAGTCAACATCTTTACTGCACTTGTTCTGAAGTCTTCGATAGATTCGGGTTCAGCAATTGATACCCGTGAAACATCTATACCTCTTGTAGACATCATATCTTTTGTTACGGCAGCCTCAGTATCGAAATAGATAACACCACCAGTTTCATTATCATCTAAGAATTGTTTGATAACGCCGAGAACGAAAAAAGTTTTCCCAGTTGCTGACTCCCCGGCAAAGGCTGTGATTTTGTTATTTGGTACACCACCATATAAACTACCACTTAATACTGCATTCATAATATACGAACCAGTATCTATTGTTCCTGTAAATTCAGATGAGTTTCCACCATCTGCTAATATATTTGTATTCTCAATTCCACTTATTACATTTTTTAAAAAATCAGCCATTATATACCTTATCTAGTTTATCTGAAAATTCTTCTATCTTTGACATTCTTGTTTTACCAGGCCAATAGATGTAATCCTTTTCTGGGTTCTTCGCTAAATTATTCAGCAAAGGTTTCATCATATTATATAGAGTATCGCATTTTTGTTGCGTTTTGTCAAGTCCTGTTTTTGAAGAAGTTACATCTTTTTGGGCCTGTTGTACGACTTCTAACTCGTCTTCTGTGACGGCTGTAAAGCCGAAATCAAAATCTAAATCACTCATGAAAAAAAGTCCTCCAATGTTGCTCGTTTTTCTACATTCCAACCAATCTTCTCTAGTATAAGTTGAAGGGGTTCTGAAAACGATTTGTTAAATTGTGTTTCATAATCTATATACTTCTCAACACCAAACTCTGTTGGTAAAACATTAAGGATAGATAAAACATTTTGCTTCATACTATTTGGTTCTTTCATATAACAAAACTTTATCTTCTCACCATCTTTTACTGTTTGATATTTTTTCTCAAGTTTGTGTTCTCTAATTAAATGATTGTATACCAAAGCACCACGTACATGAATTGGTGTACCCTTTATTAACTCAAGTTTATCTCTTTCACCACTATCGTATTTATTTAATTCAGACACACCTCTAGGAAAAGCAACATCTTCAAAAGATAAACTAAAAAACTCTGTCTTAAAATCAGCTATATATTTCTGAACAACTTCTTGATCACCACTCATAATAAGTTTAAAACATTTCTTCATAGCATCTCTACAAGCTTGTGGGGTACTAGACTTAATAGCTTCAATGCCCATCATTTTTAATTTGGGTTCATCATAACGAACACCTTCATTATCATAGACATTAAGCATATATCTTTTCTTAGCAGTCCAAATACCAATATCAGCTATCGCTTCTCTCTTCATATACATTTTCTGATCATATGCATTCATAAGATCGGCAAGTTGAAGATAAGCTTTATCAATAAACGGCTCAATCTTTTGTTGTGCTACTTGATCTAAGAAATCTATGGGATTTTTGGGTTTAAATTTTTCGATAAGTTTATCTAATACAATATATAAAGAATCTGTATCAGATGCTAGAACATAATCTACTTTATCTGTTTCTAATAACTTATTCAAATATTCGTTGATACGTGCTTCTATCCACTTGATAGAGAGTTGTCCAGACTTAGTAATAGCTAATGCTTGTCTAATATCATAGAATCTAAACCATTGATTACCCAAAGCACCATATGCCGAGTTTAGCTGAACTTTCTTCGCTAACTGCATATTTGAAAACTTAGCGATATCTTTTTCTAGTTGTGCTTTACGTCTTAGTAATTCACTTTTCGTCATTCATAATCTTTTCTAATATGTTATAAGTTTGTACATAATTACTAACATAATACAACTTATCCTCTTTCATGTCAAGTCTTTCCGCAATAGGAAAATCATTACCACCTGCTTCACATCTATCTCCGAAAAATACTATACGATTATATCCGTAATTGTTTTTTAGATAGTCATAGATTTGTGATTTATCTTTTCCTTTTTCCACGATATCTATTCCAGTCTCACCTGCTACTCTGAAGTCATATTGAGGATACATTAAGTCTAGTATATCAGCAAACTCTTGCCTTTCACTTGAAAAATTATCATACTTAATATACTCATTTCTTTCTTCTCTGTTAGCATTTCTACCTACAGTTGAAAAGTTTATAAGTCCTTGTCTCTCATCAATATGATTACCAGTTTTAATTGGTGTCTTTGTAGTGTTGAGAAAACCTTTTAGTGTTTCTTTTAATTCATCTGTAAATACTATATCATTATTGTAAACTCTTTTTACATTTTCATCTTCATCAATTATCAGATGATCATTACCACCCGATGCAAATATACCTTCACATTGTTTCACTACTTTAAATGTAAGTTGATCTTTCATCTTTAAATAATCTGAACCTGAACAAATCCAAACATCACGTTCTTCCATAAACCTTAATAAAATGTTTCTTTGAAAGTTTAGAATAACTTGTGACGATTCTGTTAATGTACCATCAGTATCAAATAAGTATGCAGTTTGTCTATTCATGGAGTAACCTCTTAACTTTTTCCAATTCTTTTTGGGCTTCAATCATTTTCTTTTTATAGATAACTCTATCTTCATACATAGATTCCATCATCTCTGTCAGAAAGCCTTTCTTATCTTTTCTAAAGTATTGTCCATTAGCGGCTAACACTTTATCTTTCTGAGTAGTTATATTTAGGTTTACAATATCCTCTATATTTACATCTTGAGTATCACCACTCATTAATGTATCTGGTGATATATTATATTGCATAATAAGATGTGGGTACAATGAGTTTAAGTCAAAAGACATAACCCACTTATGTAAACCAACTTGTGGATCTTTTACATAAGCACCCTCATAAGTAGAATCTTTTCTAGTTCTTTTGTTTTGTGGTATGACAATGTTTTTATCCATTAGATAATTATGTATAAGGACATCCCACATACGAACTTGAGTATATATATCTTCATAGTTCACTTTGGCATCATAAGCCAATGCCATAGCCATCTCTATCAGTTTCATCTTAGCATCTATCTTTTCTACTAGTTCAACGTCTTTGATATTATACTCAATGAATTTTTGATAGTCTAATTTATATAATTGATGTAAGCTTGAAAACTCTGAATAGTCCAGCTTCTTCTCGCCAACTTCTACACTCGCAATATGATCTAATCTATAACTTTCTTGATTTGCATACGTAAACTTCTTAAACAATTCTAGATAATCTAATTGTGCTATACCCTTAATCTCAAATGCTTGTAATGATTTTGTAATACGATTTATTTTTCTTTCTTGTATAAAACCCCAGGGTGAAAGTTCATTCGCTTTATATTCACCGAATATTTTTGTAATACGATTTACAAGATAGGGTATATCAAAAAATCTGGTATTCCAACCAGTTATGATATCTGGATCAAGTTTCTTCCAAGTTTTAAGAAATATATCGATAAGTTTATGTTCAGTTTTACAATTGATATATTGAACATCTTTTCTATCATTTTTAAAATCATCAATACCCATAACATAACATATACCATTTTGCTTTATAGTTATTGCAGTTATTGGTTGATTAGCATCTTCTGGTTCTGGAAAGCCATCTTCTGAGCCAACTTCGATATCGATATTAGCTACACGTATATGATCCATATCATAATCATTATCAAACTTATCATTGATAAATGTATATGCATGGAGAGTTGAACCATAAAAGTTAAACCCGTCTACATCTTCAAACTTGCTTACATATTCTTTACAAGCTTTAATGCTTTCAAACTGTTTAGGTTTAACAGTATGTCCATCTATTGTTTTGAATTTTGTTGGCCCTCTAGCAGGTTCATAGAGAGTTGGTTTGTAAAAGACTTTCTCATTAAATCTATTACCATTATTATAACCGCGAATGTATACGTTATTACCACGTACAAAAGTATTTGTATAGAATCTCATAGCATCATAATAACAGATGCTATGAGTAATGTCAAGACTTTTAGAAAGATAATGTCATAGAGAGAGTGATATCTTCTCTAGCCCAATCTGATGAAATACCAGTATTCATTTCTAAAACTAAACTATCAGATACATCATAGTCTAACCCAATGTCAATACCTTGATATAAATCAGAAGTACTTGATGAGCCAAGTGCAGTTAAATCAAAATCAGCATCTACAGTTAAGTCCATCATCATTAATGGAACTGTAATACCTGATTGTGCAGTTATTGTTGTTGCAGGTGTATCTAGATTATGTGTCGCTTTAAGTTCGTTATCAAGAGATATACCATTACCAATGTCCCAAGCGCCTGCAGGGAAGGCAAATACTATCGCAGTTGCCAAAGCTAAAAAATATTTTTTCATAGAGGATCCTATTCTTTGAAAATGTTAATGAAAAAGTGTGAGAATCTCACACCACTATTTAGAATTTAACCGATCTTCATTAACATCTGGCCAATTCTCCCAACAAAAGGAAGTAATGCAAGTGCCATTATTAAGTTCATACCAGAATGTGCTATTGCTATTCGTAAAGTATCACCTTTCGGCATACCATCAGATACAAAGAATCCAGCTAACCATATTGTACCTGTTGTCCCGATATTTGCACCGAGAACACAAGCGACAGCCGCAGGTAAAGGTAATGCTCCCGAGGCGACTAAGGCTATAATTGCTGTAGTAGATAAACTTGACGATTGCCAAGCGAGTGTCATTATAATTCCACCTAGGAACATATATATCGGATTACCTAAAAACCAATTTAGGTGCTCCATATTTCCCATAGCTTTCATACCACCTGAAAATGTTTTAAGTCCGATATAAAAAATCACCAACCCAACAAGAGCGGTGATTACGGGATTACCTAAGTCCATTTTTGCCACCTTTTTCCATAATTTTTTATGTTTACTTTTCATAATAAAGTTATATCATTTTTAGGCAGTTATGTCAAGACTTCTTTGTATTCTCATTTGATCAATAAGATTCCACATATTATTCTTTGCGAAAAACTGCATCATCATAATATAGGCCATCCATTGATACTGACGTTTCTCTTGCTCTCTCTGATATTGCATTTTTTTATAATCAGAAAGTTCATCAACAACTCTTTGTGCTTGTTGATTAGCTACTTGTGTACCTTCATTAATGTAAGTATTAATGTATTGATTAGTTACGTTACCTATTTGCATATTAACTACCTTAATAAAGTTCTGACGTAGGGGGTGTAAAATTAGTGGTATATAATGCTTGAGCATTATTAACTCTGAAATTAGATATATATCCGTCCCATCCTCTACCAGTAAAATTACCTGTTCCACCTATTGCAAAAATTTGAGTAGAATCATTAATAGTTGTAGTTATATTATCCCGTTCGTGTACTTTACTGCCATTTAAGAACAAATACCAAACATTTGAATGTCTAACAACTGCTACGTGATACCATTTTTTCACACTCATATTAACTGTAGAAGTTAAAACTGTGCTTAGTCCACCATTTGTATATACGGGAAGATATAATGTACCTGAATTGTTTGAAACTAAATTCATAGACGTTGATGCTGAACTTCCTCCAGAATCATAATCACCCCAAATATAATTCTGGGTACCATGTGGATAAGAATTAGCATAAATCCAACATTCAACAGTAAAGTTTGAACCCCAAGTTTTCCATGTACCATCTGGTATAGTTAATTTTTCATTGGAAGCGGCAACAAATAATGCAGATTTCATTCCAGAGAATGGTGCAAAATTGCTACTAGCTACAGTATTAACATTTGTGATAGTATGATTTGATGAACTAATATCTTGAGTTACAGTAGCAGTTGTTAATGCAAGTAATTTAACATTTGATGCAGTACACGTTATTCCATTTTGAGCCGAAGATGTCGTTGTAAGTGTATCTTTTATTGGTATAAAGGGATATCTAGCTAAACCTTTTGTAAATCTAAAATCTTCTATGTGGCCATCCATTTCTTTATTCGCCAACACCGGATCTCCATTCCTTATTGAACCGACACAAAACTCTTTTGCAGAATAATTGTTCGTGTCAGCCACATCACTCCCTTTTTGAACACCATTCAGATATCCTCGTAATACACCATCAGCCCTTACAAATGCAACGTGATACCATGTTGTAGCACTTATCACTCCTGCGGCATCAATTAATCTACTACCTCGAAACCAATAGAAATCACCATCTGCATCTGTGCCTGCGTTAAATCCAGTTGATCCTCTATATTGACTAAACCAATTTTGAGTTCCAAGAGTGTCGTGATAAACCCAAGCTTCTATTGTAAAATCACCATCTCCTAATCCGCCTATGTGTTCAAACAGAATATAATCACCACTTCCATCAAAATCCATACTTGAAGATGCATATTTCTTTGTTGCTGTAGATGATTTAGTATTACCTACTAATTTTAAGGGATAATTAGCACCAGGGGTATTTCCAATACCTGCGGCGGCATCATATATACCAGGAGTTGTCGCGGCCATTAAATATTGAGTACCAGAAGTTGCAGTTAATTTTGTTGTGGGTGGTGTAAAATCATTTGTATATAAACAAGTATTATGTAATCTAAAATCTGAAATAAATCCATTTATAGTTCGATTACCATTGCCTGGATCATATGATTGTGTACCTATATATGCTCTACCCGTTGGGGCTGCGGCCATTGTACCCGTCATTGAAGTTGGACCAGCTTTCTTTACTCCGTTTACATATATACTAGCTTGATTACTTGCTCTAACAAAGGCAATATGATGCCATTGTTCTAATACTATATCATCAGCCGAGCCTTCAACTGTTGGAGTACTATTGTTAGACTTGTTTGAAAACATACACGTAGTACCATTTGAAGTCCAACCATAATATATAAACTCTGAAGCTAGACTAGTAGCATTCCCGGAACCATAAACACAATTAGCCCAAGGTTTGAATCCACTTGTAGGATATACCCAAGCTTCTATTGTAAAATCATTCAGCCCACTCATACCAATATCATTATGACTGAGATATCCATAAGTGTCACCTATAGCCAGAGAATGTCCATGACTAGCAACTTCCCACTTTTCGTAGTCTCCCCAATCTGTGGGTGCTATTCTTTTATGTTCAATGCCTTGTCCAGTTTGAGTAAGCCTATGGCCGCTTGAAGAACCATCTCTCGGAATAGGACTTAAAGTCATTAATAGTTTTGTATTTGTTACATTAGTTAAAGGTCCTGAAGGCGCAAAGTCCGCAGTATAAACTGCTGTACCAACTACAAGACGTAACGAATGTATCGTTCCTTTAAATCGTCCATTTGTCCCACCATAAGAACCAATTCTAGGCCTTGGTTGAGAACTATTATGTGTACCTATTGCCGCACTATAAGTTCCTGATCTATTTACTCTGCCATCAACATATGATGTTATAGTTGTACCTGATCTAACTATAGCAACGTGATGCCATTTCCCATCATCAACAGCGATTGTTCCTGTTAAATCCAAATCACTAGTATTGGACCACATATCAATTGAACCAGTACTTGGATTTATAGTCATTTGCAAATTGCCATTACTATTTCCACTGGGCCCATCAAGCGAAAAGATTCGTCTATAATAAGTATCTGCGACTTTAGTATCACAAATTATCCAAGCTTCAAGAGTAAATGCACCAGTTCCTATTAAAAAATTACCAGATGCAGGAGCATCTATCTGATTTCCACCAGTACTAGCACTATCAAAATATGCACTATATCCAGCAGGGTGAAATGGAGTAAAAGATGAAAGACGAGCATCATTATTTGATGTTACTGAATGATTACTTCCTCCACCATCTGTAAATGTAGAATTTTGCTTATTATTTCCATCGGCTTTAAATACAACATCTGTATATCTTGAATCTAATGAAACATAAGAAGTAGAAATTGTTATAGTACCAGTACCAATATTCACTCCATCAGTTACCGATAAAGTTACAGTTGCATCAGTATATACTGTAGTACCATCGAATACCAGTCTCACATGATTATTACTTGTTGTATGTGTTATAGCAACATTACCTACAGTTGCAATACCAGAGTTAGCTAGAGAAACAGTTACTGGTGTACCCTCTGGTTCTGTAGTAGTATATGTGAAATCTAATGTAAGAACTGATTGTGTGGGTGTTGCAGTAGTTGAACTTAAAGTTATTGAAGGAGCTTGGTTAACTGTAGTTATTTTATACCAACCTGAACCATTAGATAAAAATAAAGTATTATTTCCACTAGAGTATGCTAACGCACCTGCGGCAGATACGGGAGACATTGGTAGAACAGAATTATTAGCATATGTAGTAACAGATGTAGCCCCTATTACACCAGTACCTGGCTGAACAGTAGAAGTATTTGCGTGGCGATCTTTTACAATTAATTTACCACTATCTGCTCCTAATATAACTCTACTATTACCCGTTCCTAATACTACACTATTAGCTGTGAATGAAAGTTTTTGTACCATACGTTATCTCTTTTATTTCTTTTTTATATTTATATTCCTGGCATTAGTGCTGTTGCAACTGAAAAATCTTTCTTATACAAACATTGTCCTTTTACGAATCTAACATTAGAAATGTAACCATATATACCAGCACTACCATTACCACCTATTCTAAATCTATCATTATTAATACTTTGTGAGTGGGCGGCACTATGAACACAATTACCATCAACGAAAACATATACGTTACTAGCATCTCTACTTACTGCTACATGTCTCCAATGCGGCATCTGACTACCACCTGATGTAAGTCCTCCATCATTGGCCCAATGACTTTTAAATCTATTATTAGTTTCAGCATTACTAGAACCACCAGTACTAACACCAGAACCAGTTACTTCAAAACTATGATGAGTAACATTATATTTTAATTGTAAATTAGAAGAAGAAGAACTTTCCATAGCACTTAGTATAGGACATGAAACATTTGTATATCCTGTTGTAGCTTGAAGAATACAAACCCAAGCTTCTAAAGTAAATTGTCCTGTACCTATCTGATAGTTTGTTGTGCTTGAAGGTGTATCTATAGTCTTTTGTGCATCTGAGGCGGCCTTATGAGCATTTCCAAGCAAAGAATACATATCACCTCGTGGTGCAAAAGTAGAAGCAGTCATTCCATTATTGACTGTAAGAGTTGCCCCTACAC